ATGCGCCAATATCTTTTAATGCCCTGCTAATGATTTCAATTGGCTTTGTCATTTCATATCCAATGTGAAGACCTGTGGAACCCAGGGCGGCAAGACCTTTTGCGTCTTCAATGCTTCAAGCTGTTCCGTTAGGCATGATTCTATGATATTTTTGCCGTATTGAACAGCCTCTTGCTTAATCCAGCCAGCAACAACTTGCTCCGTCACTTGCTCAAATGGCACAGACAAAACAGGGTCGCCAAACTTCCAATAGCCTTCTGTTTCCACATTCTTACCGTCTTCTGACAGCGTAACGTGGTATTTCGCTTGAGTAATCAAACCATCTGTGGCTTGAATTTCAAGAATTTTCCATTCAAACATGGCTTTCCTTTATAAAACAACCCAACGCGAACCGCTTGCAACCGTCACAGATTGCCCTGAAGCAACAGTGATAGGACCAGCAGACATGGCGCTTGAACCGCTTGGGATTGAATAGCTTGCGGCAACCGTTTGACTGTTAATCACGATGCCATTCGTTGCGTTGACCAAAGCACCTGTCACCGTACCGCTTGCAGTTACGTTTGGCGAACTTGTTGTGCCTGTGCTTGGGTTGTATTGCAGTTTAGTTGACGATACATCTTCACCAGTGATTGTGCCTGTCGTTGCACTTGTAAACGTCAAATAGCGCGTGGCGTTTGTCGTGGTGTCGTCAGTGATTGTGATGCCAGTTGCAGGCGCAGCAGCCCAAGATGGAACACCTGAAGCCAAGGTCAAGATTTGACCGTTAGAACCAGCAGCCAGAAGGGTTGTAGAGCCTGAACTTGCCTGATATGGCAAAGAACCAGCAGAACCGCCAGCCAAGTTTGTGGCTGTGGTTGCGCTTGTTGCTGTTGCCGCATTTCCACCGATTGAAAGACTTGTTGCTGTACCAGTTAACCCTGCGCCTGAACCAGCAAAACCAGTAGCCGTCAAAATGCCCGTAGAAGGCACATATTGATACTTGGTGGAGCTGGTGTAGATTGTTGAAGCAGAGCCGCTTGTAGCGTCTGCAAACAACGGGTAACGGGTTGTGGCAGTGCTGGTGTCATCACTTACCGTCACAGCAGATGCTGGCGTTGTCCATGTTGGCAAGCCTGAACCGTTAGACGTTAAAACTTGTCCAATTGTTCCAGTTGAGCCATTCACAGAAAGATTTGTGTTAAATCTCAAGTTTGTGAACGTACCAGCCAAAGGTGTTGTGCCACCAATAACCAAGTTGTCCAAAGTTCCAGCATTGGTTGGGGCAATCTCAACAGACCCCGTACCAGTTGGCTTCATGTGAACGTGACCCGTTCCAGTTGGGCTAATGTCAATTTGGGCGTTTGCACCATTTATGTTGGTGGAAACATCCAAAGACAAATTGTTACCACCACCAGCGCCCCATTGCAATTGCGCTGTGCCGCCTGAATTGCGTAATGCGCCGCCTGCACTGTTTGCCGCATCAAAGTAAGGGCCAACAAACTTTGTCGTTGCCGTAACAGTTGTGCCTCTTACTGTGTTTGCGGTTGTGCCACCAATTGCAGGGGGACTAGACAAATCAAGTGTGCCGCCAAGGGTCAAATTGCCTGAACTTGTGACCGTACCTGACAAGGAAATGCCAGAAACCGTACCTGTACCGCCAACCGATGTGACTGTGCCAACCGTAGGCGTAGCCCAAGAAGGCAAGCCAGCAGCCAAAGTCAAAACTTGACCATTTGTACCAACCGCCAACATTGAAGTTGAACCGCTTGAGGCTTGATATGGCACTGTTCCAGCAGAACCGCCAGCAAGATTAGTTGCTGTCGTGGCAGTTGTAGCAGAGCCAGCGGTTGTTGCCGTAGCAGCATTGCCGCCAATTGAAAGGCTTGCCGCTGTACCTGTAAGACCAGCGCCAGAACCCGTGAATTGCGTGTTTGCCGTGATGGTTGTGCCAGTTACAGCGCCAGCAGTCGTGCCGCCAATGGTTGCACCGTCAATCGTGCCGCCAGTAATGGCAACAGCACCAGCGTTTTGGGTTGACATAGTGCCAAGCCCAGAAACTTGCGTGTTTGCAATGGCAATGTCTTGGTCTGTCAGGCTGGTCAATTGACCTTGAGCGTTTACCGCAGCCGTGACGGTCTTTGACGCAGAACCTTTGGTTGCCGCAGTAACACCAGTGTTTGTGATACTGAACGTATTAGCGGCAAGGCTCAAGCCTGTGCCAGCGTAATAAGTGCCAGTTCCTGAAAACTGAACAAACGTGATTGCTGTGACGTTAATCGTGCCAATGTCGGCAGAATTAGAAACCCAACCAGTGTTTACGTTAGCAGAGCCGTTCAGAATGACGGTGTAAGCGCCTGGCACTTCTGACCACACATCCATGTCGGTTGCGCGTGTCCAAGCGCCAGCGCCAGCAACGTAAATGCCGTTCTGTGATTGTGTGCTTTGATTCTTGACCAAAACACGGTCACCAGCCAATGTGGTGTAGGTGTCAATGGTCTGCAAACCAGACAAAGTAATGTCTGCGGTTGTAGCGCATTTGACAGCTTGCTTGGGGTTTAGACCTTGAGCGACTGCATCCACATATTGTTTGTTGACAATATCTGTGTTGGCAGAAGGCGCAGTGGAAATCGTGCCAGTTGTCGTTGCAACGTTAGTAAACACGCCAGTTGAAGGCGTTGTTGCCCCAATGGTCGTGCTGTCAATCGTGCTGTTTGTGATGTGCAGACCTGATTGGTCTGGGTCCACAGTCGCATAAAACGGCTGTCCCTGACCAATGAAAGTCTGAAATTCACCGTCAACGTCAAAATACGCCTGAACAGGCAGTAAGTTTTGGTTTTCGGATTCGGCGGGGTCAGCCATAAAGCCCCCTTAAAAAGCGATTGGGGTAACGTAAACGATAGAAGGGCCAGCAGCCGAACCAATCATTCGCACATAAGTGGGAGTTGTTGGAACTGCAAACATGATTGCGTCATTCATCGAAGGTGGCAACACAAAGTCACCAGTGTTGGTTGCGCTAACAGGCAACACAGGAGCATCAACGCCAGCAGGACCAAACTTCACTGCCACGCTGGTTGCACCAGTGTTAATCAGCGAAACGTAGTTACATTGAATGTTGGGGTCGTTATTGACCAAGCGTTCTGTGGTGGCGGTAGCGCCAGCAGAAACTGCCACTGTGGGTCCAACCACACGGAAAGGAGTAGACATAGATTTTCCTTTGCAAAGATGGGCTGATTTTACCTATTTCGCAGGTAATTTCCTAGATGGCCCTGAAAGATTTTATACCCAATGTGGCCCATAGCCATTTCAGGGTCAACCCACACTTTACCGCCAATGTTTCGCCAGCGGATGCAGAAACTGTAATCTTCACCCCACTTGTAGCCATCTTCAAACACATGGTCAAACAAAGGGTAGAACTGTTTGTCACGCTCTGCGGTGTAGAAATGACGGTCAGGGTATTCAGCAATCATGCGTTCAATGCAATTGCGGCTGATTTTCATAAACCCTGTTGGCACTGATTTGACTTCCAACAAGCCCGTGTTTGGGTCTGCCCACAGTTCTTTTTTGTCAAGATAGTGCAATTGGTAGTTGATTGGGTCACGGCGACCAGGGTAGATGCCAGCCACCAAGTCAACAGGAGCGTCAACCAACTTAAGCAAAGCGCCAGCCTGCCAAGTTACATCCGAATCAACAAAAATCAATTGGTCGCAGTCTGATTCCCAAAAGCGTGTGGCAATGATGCCTCGGCTGTCAGCAATTAGCGCGTTGCCAATGTCATCGACTAACGTGAAACGGTCACCCCTTTTGACCAGTTCAAGTGTGTCGTTTATCAAGGAACGCATAGTTCCCATGTGAACCGTTCCCGTGTAAGCAGGAATGGCAATCATTATGTGTTTCATTCTTTTTCCTTCTCAAAAAGAAACGCCACCCGATTTTACTCAGGTGGCGTAAAGGCAACTGCTTAAAAAATTAAGCGGTCAAACCAACGTTCTGCAAAGCAGTGATGATAGCGTTAGTTGCGGCAACAAACTCAGCAGTTGTTGGGGCAGCGGTCAATGCGGTGATTGCGCCTGCTTGTGCAACTGGAGTTTCGCCGTAAAAGCCAATCAAGCCGCCAGAAGCGCCAAGAAGGATGCCATCAGCGGCATTGCCATTGAGCAAATAAACGGGGGTTTGGGTCGATGCTGGTCCTGGATTAGACATGATATTTCCTTAAAAAGAGTTTTAAAAAACGGGGGTGTTTAGCCCCCATTCTCAATTAGCTGGCAACGCGGCAAGCCAATTCAGGGTACAGAGGAGCCCAACCGTACAACACATCCAAACGAGTTGGGATGCTGTCGTTGTTGATGGTGTACTGACGCACAACACGCATGGACAAACCAATTTCCTTGTCGCTTGCACGACCAGCAAAATGCACACCTTCTGGCAATTCCAAATCGGCTACTGCCAAAGTGAAAGCGTTTTTGTGCATGATGATGTTCTGAGCAGACACCACACCAGTTTTGTTGAACTGAGTAACGGCAGCAGTGCTAGAAGTAGTTGGGATTGTCACGTTCTGGAATTGACCAGCAGTGATAACGGCAGGAGACACAACCACGTTGGCAGAAGAACCAGAGCTGATTGCAACGGTTGTTTTCACAACGAAGTTACGCAGCTTGTTCGAGCCGTAGGCTTGGCGGTTCTGTGGGTTCACAGCGTACACACCAGCGATAGTGAACACGTCACCAGCGTTCAGGTTGATGATACCTGTGTTGGCAGCGGTCATGCTGATAGTCGAAGTAGAAGCCCAACCAGAAGTCAAGAAGCCAGTGCCAGTTGTGGTGTTCACAGAAGCGGTCACGGTGTCAGTGCTGTTGTCACCGAAAGTTTGTGCCACAACGTTCTGGTCCAGTTTCCAGTTCATACCACCAGAATCACGGCCCATCAAACCTTTACGGTATTGAGATGCAATGGCTTCTTGAGGAACGAACAAACCTTTCAAGCTGTTCACGATGGAAGCAGATGTGAATGGTTCAACGATACATGAACGGCGACCATCGCGGGGTGCGCCTTCGCTGTCAAGGTAAGCGCCAGCGGTCAAGTAGGTCAACAGGTCAGTTGGAACTGTACCAGCAGTACCAACGATGTTGGCAGTCTGAGCCACAGCCATAGCCATACCATCACGGTCAATCTTGTTGGCGATTGCAGCGATTGCAGGCTTCAACACGCGGTCGCTAAACATATCCAAGGACAAAGCCAAGTCTTGTGTAGTGAACTGTGTGTCAACGTGGAACTGTGTGGACAAGGTAACAGGCACTGAAGTCTCGTTGAAGTCTTCAACGTTCAGAGCAGGGCCAGTTGTACCGATAAAACGACCAGGCTTGCGAACGTTCACGGTGTTACCGATTTTTGCGCCCACGACAGCGAATTGGTCGTCATAGTTGCGGTCAACTTCAGAAGTGAAAGTTAACTCGTTTTCCAAGACCATCAACGCTTCGTTGGTGATCTTGCTAATGGTCAATAAATTGTTTGACATTTTTTGCTTTCAAAAAGATTAGGTTTACCGAATTTTTCCCGCTTTACGGAGTTCTTTCCACTGCGCTGCCGTTCCAAAAAAGACCCCATTGGAATCTAATGGCACATCAGGCGTGTTCTTACCCCCGCGAATCGGTTGAATCGGTGCTGGTGCTTTACTTCTAACAATAGGGGCTGGCTTCTCAGCTTCGGGCTTTGCCTCGAAACGAGCTTCCAACTTCCCAATCTCTCGCAACGCTTGCTTTGGCGACAAACCAGCGATTTTCTTAGCGACTTCATCGTTCTCAGCTAGGTGATACAGGATTTGTGGGCCTACGTCACTCTCCAGAATGGCATCACGAATGTCGTCATTTACGACCACATCACTCGATGCAACAATGTCATCAAAATCAGGCAACGATTGCTTGGCTGATTCCACCTTTGCAGTCCATTGGGTAATTACCTTTTGGCGTTGCTCGGCTTCTTTAGCTTGCGCTTCTTGTTGCTTCATTTCACTGATTCGTTTGTCGGCTGTGTACTCTGCAAGAGCTTCAGCATATTCAAACGCATCACTGAACTGGCTAGGTTGCGGCTTTTCGTCAACAAACTCTGCCTTTGTGGGCTGTTGTTTGCCTTCTAAAGCTGCCAAACGCTGTTCCAGAGCTTGCCTTGCTTCACGTTCTTGTTGCGCTTCTTTACGCGCTTCTTCACGTTGCTTGGTAATCTCAGAAAAACGGCGCTCAAGTTTAGGATTTTGCTTACGCTCACCCTCTTGTTTTGCTTCGGCTTCTGCTTCTTCAGGTTCACTCTGTTCAACTGCTTCTGTCGGCTCTGTGGATTCTTCCACAGCCTCGGCAGGAGCTGGTGATTCAGCTAAACCTAATCTGTTTGCATAAAATTCCGCTGCGTTTTCGCTGGTCAAAACTTGACCTGCATTTTTTTCAGACATTACGTTGTCACTCCGAATTTGCCCCGTCTACCTGACGGGTAAGGTTGTGGTTAATCTACCACAGAATCATTGCCCCATCAAGGGGTTTTGTTCGTTATCAATGTCCGACACTGCAAATTGTGCCGCTTGCAGTTGGTCTGCGTTGCGTCTTTCAATTTCTTGCAGGATTCGGTTAGTGTCCATGTTGTGCAACATAAGCTGAACAATCGCGTCAATCTCAGTCTTGTTCTGGCTTGTGATTGAGCGTGTGTTCTGGTCGTTGACCTTAACTTCTGCCAATGTTTCAGTGTTGTGAGCGCGTGAAGTCACATCCATCAGCTTGCGCTTGGTGTTGCCATCTTCCTTGATTTGCGTCACAGATTGACCATACTTCAGGTCAAGCGACATTGCTTGCATCTGCTGTTGCATATCTTCAATCTGCTTCTTGGCTTGTGCCAATTGCATCTGAACTTGCGGTGGAATGTCGCTGTGTTCGTCAATCTGAGCCAACGGGTTGAGCGTAGCCAAGCGGTCTGCAATGACGTCTGCGCCAGGGAAATCTTGGTTCCTGAAGTACAGGTCGCCAATTTTGTCCATCAAAGCAGGGTCGCTTGCCAAGATTGGGCCAATGCTTGCCACGGCTTCTTGACGCTTGCTGTCGTAGCCAGGACCAGTGTCCATCACAATGTCGTACTGTCCAACGCTCATGTCATTCAACACACGGCCTGTTGCTTCACGCTGGTTGATAGTCAACAAGTCTGGCTTGCCATCATCGCCAATGATTCGCATAACGCGCTCGGTGTCGTAGATTTTTGGAATCAAATCCAAGCAAATCTTGCCAACGTGAGCAATTGAGCGTGTCAGGTTGTCGTAATAGTCGTAATTTGTCAGGTCAACTTGTTGTTGCTGACCGTTCAAAGCCTTGCCAGAAATGTTGCCTTGACCCAATTGGGCAGGGTCAAACACACCCATGATTGACTTAATGTCGTTGTCCACACCAGCAGCCGCAGCCATTACGCCAGCTTGCGGTGGTTCTGGTTGCAAACGCACAGGCACAGGAGCAGGGCGACCTTCAATGTCTGTTTGCTTGTAGCGCAGGACAGGGAAAGACTTGATATTTGCTTGCGCCCAATCGTTTTCGTGGCCTTCGTCTTGACCTTCAGCCAGCAACCATTTGGCTTTTGGAGCCAATGCAACGCCTTCGGTGATAGACGTTTGCCAGAAGTTATACATACGCTGTGGGTCTTTGGCATAGCGAATCATGCCGAACTTCTTGCGCTTATCACCAATCACGATATGGCGACCATACACAGGCACGATTGGGATGTAACGACCAGCCCATGAACCTTCTTCCACCACATCGTTAGCTGTCAGCTTGCAATACTTGATGGTTTTCTTGTAAGACGGGCGTTGGTCAATGACCGTAATTTTTGCAGCAGCCAAACGAGCAAAGAAGTCTTTGTCATCAGAGAAAGTGCTTGAACCATCGCTCAATTGATACAAAGTGGCTTTTTCACGCACTGTGTAGTAATACTCAGCAAGGCGAATGTCCTCTTTGGTAATCCACTCTGATTGGCTGTCACCTGTGCCGCGCTGTGTGAACGATGTGCCGCCATCAACAGAAGCCTTGGGATAGAGCTTTGAAAACTCTTTCTTGGGCATCATTGTTGTAATTAAGCAACGGTCAGCGTCAGAGCCATCAGGAGCCACAGAATTAGGGTCGAAATACACAGTGAACGGATTGTCCACAGGGTCAATGAAGATTTCTTGGTCAAACGAATCTTCAGAAACGTAGTCTGTACGCACACGCATAAAGCCCCAACCCATGCGAACAGCGTATTCAAAAGCGTTGTCATAAGCGTGGTCAGCGTTGGAATTGACTTCAATGTGACGAATGATGCCCTGCACCACTTGCGCGTCAACCATGTCGTCATGCGTGTTCATTGCATGAACTTTGATGCGTGGTCGTTGCTGGCGCTGTTGGTTACAGACTTGGCGGCAATAGTTATCCACCTTGTTGACCGTAATAACAGGGCGTGATTCCAGATTGCGTGAGTTTTGCAACTCCACGGGCCATTGGTCGCCACCACCAAATTTCAGGTCTTCAAGCGCCTCTTGGCGGTTCATCGTGTCGGCATCATTTGCCAATTTCAAGAATTCGATTGCTTCTTGAATCCGTGGGTCGTAATCATCTGCCATATATGTCCTAGGTTGACAAGTTTGCCAATTTTAGCCCATCCAGCTATTTGCGCCACCGTAATTTTGAATTGGTCGCGGCTTTCTGCGCTCTTTGGGTTCGTTAATCATTAGACCGATGTAACGGAAAGCGTCAGCCCCGTGGGAATACTGGTCGTGTACTGGTGTTTTGCTGAACTGCTTGGTGTCTGGGTCAACATCGTAACGGTAGTGACGCAAGCACTGCAATCCTTCGTGGCAATTGTCACGGTCAAACCAGCAGTTTCTGAAGATGGTTCTGGCAGCGTTGATACTGTCCAAGATAGGGGTTTTGCCAATGATTTTGGT